TTCTTCTTCTTCCTTACGGAGAGTGTTCACTTCGTTAAGAAGCGTATCCAATTCCGCCAATGCCTTTTCTAGTTTACTCATTGTGTTCACATCCTCTTGTTTAAGTATGTCAAATTTCGCTTCGGGGTTGATTCCTTTCTCACAGATGGTTACTTCGTGTAATTCAAGTTTGCTAATTTCGTTGTATTCGCCCAACTCTTCATTACGCTTTTTCACTTTTTGTAGTGCTTGCCCTCCTATGCTAAAACTCCTCAGTGTTCCCTTGCGAATTCCTCTTCCTATTTCTTTGGCTTTTTCTATGTCATCTCTTAATTTGATTACTACAAAGAATCCGACATCATCTACCTCTGTTTTGAATAATCTCCCTTGGCTGTCTCTATAACTTTCTACAACTTCCCCGACTTGAACATTTGAATGGTTGGTCATTACATTCCTAAATTTCGGGTTCTCCATATATTTCTTGACAGCCTCGTTAAGTGCTTTGAGTGTGATAAGGTCGTTCTGTTTGTCCACCATTTCAATAGAAGCATATCCACCAATCATCAATTCATCGGACTTTAGAATTTGAAACTCCTGTCTAAGTTCTGCCTTGATGATAGAAGACATCCTTCCCAACTCCTCGTTCACAAATTGACTATTTAACCTTATCCGTATCATCGCCCAATTTTAGCGATTTATACTTATCTTCATAGATGTTCCATAATCCATCGTCTGTGTTTTTATCTACAGGTTTTTGTTCGTATCCCGTAAACGCAATCCAAACCTTTTCCCCTTTGTAGTCCACTACACGGAAATGCAACTTCGTTTCAAACTTATTTCCGTTGAGAATATATTCGTGGTATCCGTGTCGTTGAACACCAATGGTAACATCACCTTCGTCTATCAATTGGTGAGTATCCTGTTGTTCCGATATTTCAGCAGGGTATTTGACAGCCTTTCCAAACAGTGCGAAAATGTCATCATCCGTTTGTAAGTCAATTGTCCACATTAACAATTCATCTTTGTAGTTTACAGAAAAGTTGAGGTTTCCATCTTTACGAAGATAAACCTTGAATTGCGCTTGGTTTTTTTGCACGACTGAATCATCAATCAAAACCTTTCCGTCCGTAACAGTAAGATATTCACTTGCATCCAAGAAATTGTTTAGAGCCTTATCATTCTTCAAAAATTTAAAAAAATCTTGCTTGCTTTCAAACAAGTTTGACATTTCTTTAGGGTAGTTTCTTTGTAAATACTCTTCAACTTCTTTCAAACTTGTTTCTTTATTTCTACTATTATTGTCCTTGACTAATCTAATCACAGCAGACCTAACCGTGCTTTGATAAGTTTTCATTGTCTTCTCGGCTTCTTGCTTCCACATATCCAAATCATTGAGAGCATTCTTAGCCATAAGATTGTTTTCTTTGAAGCCGTAAAGAACGAATCCGTCCATACTCTTAGCGATAATTGTGGCTTCACCGTGAATGCCATCAGTAATTGTAATTCCTTTCTCTAAAGAAAGGGCCTTGTATTTCACACTCGGCTTTGAATCGTTTGATAGCATTTGTAAAGTCACTATCTTATCGGGAAGACTCGCTTCGGGAACCTCAATAACTTTTGCAGAATAGAGGGAATATCTCCCATTATCTTCCTTAACCTCATCAACCTTAACACGAATAATTTCCCCGACATCAACCTTAATCTTCGTATTGAGAGCCTTACCTACATTCATGTATTTTCGGCCATCCATCTCTACGATAAACTTCCCTTCTTCCTCTTCATCTACGGGGCCAGCCCCTAAAGTGTAGGAATAGAGTCCCGACTTTGTAGACTTCTTGTCTAAAACGAGCATATCCAAGTCCACAAATTTCTTCCACTTGACCCACTTTGGATTCTTCTTTGTTCCAATAAAGTAAGTAGATTCAATGTCCTTAATGACTACACCTTCTGCTGTAGGCATAGCCATGATTTCCTTAGCATATTCATCAATGTCTTTTAGCGAGTCTGCGATTCTCGTATCTTTCTTGGATGGGAAGAAAAGATGGTCGGATGATTTAGCAGAGTAGTTATTGAAGAGAAGATTAATTCTGTCCCTCAAAGGTTCTTCTGTCATATTTCTAGATTCGTGGCGCATGATGTCAAACACATGAGCCTTCAACTCCATATCTTGATATTTATTCTTGAACACATGAGCGATGGTATCTGCTCTGTGTAGGGCCTTATCTCCATCAAACAAAATTAACTCTGCATCAAGAATACAATCCCCATAGGATTTTTTCTTCAACTCCTCAACCTGCTCCTTGCATTTTTCGGTAATATCCTTTTCATTGTAGGAAAAGACCTTAATTTTACCATCAATTTTGTGAAGTTGTATTCTCATACCGTCATACTTTTCTTGAACAACATACTCTCCGCTGAAACCTTTCAACTCATTCATGTCTTCAATATCAAAGATACGATACATCGGTTTGTTGGGAATGATAAATTGCGTAATTGCCTTTTCTTCCTCGGACTTTTCAGCCTTTTCCAAATCAACTTCCTGTAATTCTTCTAACTTTTCTTCGGAAGAATTGTCAAGCATGATGTCTTCTAGAATATCATTGGCTCTTTTGAACTGCGCTTCTACTTTCTTAGAGTCCTTACCGTCCCCATAATGTTCAATGATGTAGAGGGGGACATCATCTACTTCTAAGTCCATGCCTTCCAAACCATCTGTAATACTATCTTCTTTCAAATCTTTAGAAGAGTAGTATTTTGCAGGTAAGGCTTTATTATTGGAGCGAATAGCGTAGTGAATAAATTTCACCATCGTTCCGACATCGGAAAGAAGGGCTTCTAACACATCGCCCTTGAATGCGTCAGCGAATGGGTCGGAGACTTCTTCCGACTCAAAGCGCATATCTTTGATGCCTTCGTAGATAATTCTAGCAGTGTTGCTTTCGGGGTCTTTTGCGTTATCATCGTCCATGTGCTTTTCATCAACGAATCTTTTGATTTCTTTACCGAGAGGAGAGATTGCATCAAAGGCCTCTTTGATTTCTTCAAGAGCGTTTCTCCAACGACCCCCGTATTCTTTCTTGTCCTCTCTAGCCGAGAGATAGGCCACTCTTGTCTTTTCAAAAAGAGCAAGAATTTCGTCGGAAACAGGTGCTTTGACCTTTCCAAACATGAGGCCTGTGGAGGGCATTTAGCCACCTCAAGCCCCGTCTTCTGTAACCGTATTTTCGCCTTGAGGTTGGGTGTTTTTTGGATTCCGGAATGTAATCTCATTTCCGTTAATATTGACTTCCTCTACATCATAAATTTCGGCTAACTTCTCCTCAAGCATGGACATAATGCTTGCAGGCTGTCCTCGGAATTTTAGTTTTTGAGTCAAAGTTGCCATTAATGGCACTTTGAATTTATATTCCGTGCCGGTTTGGTCTTTCTCCACTAATTTTTCAAACCTCTTATCAAGCCTTTGAGTGTATCTTGTATCTGCTACTAAGGCATCTACAATTTTCTGTGTATCTTGTTGTGCTTGTTGTTGTCTTTGTCCCACATTGAAAGCCTTGATAAAGTGGGGATGAATTTTTGATTTCTTAAAATGAGACTCTTGACCAGCCAACCCGTATCCGGAATGAGTCCCTGTATTGTTCTCAATTTTGGTAGTATCCTTTTCGCCGGTTTTCTTAGGTCGCTTAACCTTAACTTCTTCCCCTAAAGAATCGTAAGCCACTCTTTCATTTGTTTCGGGGGCTTCCCTAAGATTCTTTTCTTCCTTGAGCAATTCCTTAACTACTCTAAGTTGGTCAATTGTATGCGCTACAACTACTTCTTCTTTGGTCATTTTTTCGGGCATGATTTCACCGTCCATTAACAAATCTCTCTATGTCGTCCCACGACATCTTGTGGATAGTATCACCTGTAGGCATAACCGAATTGGTCATGGAAGGAGTAGGAGATTGAGCAACAACAAAACCCGACTTCATCAAAAGGTTATCTTGATGATAAACGGTCTTCTCAAGGGATTGAATACGCTCAACGAGTGCNTTCAAAACACCCAACATTTCTTCTTCTGTTTCACTCACTTCTCAAGTCCCCCTTTCTCTTTGGATAAACAATTTCACGAAGTTGTCTGTAAAGCAATTCGTATTCCTTACGGAGTTTGCTAGATAAGGCTAACATATCAATGTTCCTTTCATCTATGGATTTGAAACGCTTCACCATTTTTTCATCGGACTTGATGAGTTCTAATTCCTTGAGCATATCAATGAGTTCACCAAGTTGAGTAAAGTCTTGACCAAAGTATTCGGTAGGTTCAGCGGTCTGTAGGGTTTTCTTAACTCGCTTTCTTTTCTTTTCATCTAGCGATTCAAGAATAGGACTGTTCTCTTTCTCTATCTTGTCTTCTTTTAGTATTAGTTCCCACATATTATTCATCCCCCTCTTCGGCTAACTTCCTTCTTTCTTCTTCATCCAACCTTCTTCTTCTTTCTGTTAAAAATTCTCTTTCTTCATCACTAATGGGGTCGGGAGTATCTTCTTGCGCCCTCTGCTCTTTGATTCGCTTAATTCTCTTAGCCCGTTCTTCCTTAAATTTGCGTTGTAATTCCTTACCTGCCCCGATGTCCAAAACCTGTCCGGTCATTGAACGGTAAACTTGTCTTAGGAGATGAAGTAGAGTATTTTCTTCTTTACTTCTTCTCAACTCCGCCAACATCTCTTTATCTTTTTCTTCTTGTTGTTCAAGTTCAAGTTCAACGGCGGAATTTGCGGCGGCTAACTCTTTATCCACCTTTTCGTTTAATAAATCGTGAATATCTTGACCAAGTTTACCCAACTCTTTGTATCTGTCCATCTCCTTTCCGGATTTTTTGGGCCGAATGTAGCGGTTTCCTTTGATTGTTTTTTCCATAGCGGAAACAGAAGTCAAAAAGTCTTTTCCTTTAGGGACACCGATGTAGAAGATACTTTGAGGGTCTTTTGCGATTTTCTTCATTTCGGTAAAGGTGTTCTTTGCTGGATTCCCCCTACCTAACACTTCAATTATCATCATTTCTTCGTCTTTGGTTCTATCAAGAAGTTCAAGCATTTTCTTGATATTCTTCAATTTGTTGATAGTTTTGGGTGTAATTTCGGGGCCGGATGGTGGAGGAAATTCTTCAAGTCTTTCCGTGATTGCGCTAATTTGGACTTCTAAACTGTCAGTATTTCTGTCTTCCTTTTTCATGGCCCTTGAAATAGAGATTAAGGCTCTGCGTAGATTTTTGAGAGAATCAACATCTCTTTCGCCCATGCCCGAAAGAATGTTTACCGCTAGAATTACTCCTTCTTCTAATTCGGGAGAAAGTTGTTCTTCCAGCATCTCCGAAGTGATTGGCTTCCCTGCTAAATTTTGAGACATGGACTTGAATCCTTTCTTGGCTAAATCTTCTAAAATTTTCAACAATTTGACATAATCAAACTCAAATTGTTTCTTTTTGTCCCCTTCCGTTTCATTCACAAAATCGTTAATTGTTTTGGNTCTAGGCTTTTCCCGACCTATCTCTTGAACAACTTCNTNTATTTCTTCGGGCTCNGATTCTTCTGCACTCTCGTATCTAGCAATATCTTTTTTCTCGCCTTCAATAATTGAGTCTATGACATCCTCAATCTTTTCTGTGGTTCTTTCTAAGTTGGTTACGGGGTATCCATCTATCATTACTTTGTTTGATTCGTAAAGGTCGGACATAATCAAACCCCTAGCATTTCTAGGAAGTTTACTCACGACATATTCTTCTGCTTTATCTTTGATGTCTTTCTTGCTTTCATCCAAGTCAAAGAATTGCTCTAGAACATTAACCGTATCTTCAATATCCCCTTCTTTCTTAGCCTTAGCGTTCGCTTTCTTTTGGGCCTTAATCTTATCTTCAACTTCCTTCACCGCCGCAGAAATAGCCTCGGAAATCTTACTCTTCGCCTCTTCTAAATCCTTGATGTTTCTTTTTGAAGAAGCAATCATTGACTCCTTCGCTTGAGGGGAAAGCCGTAGGGGGTCGCCCTCTCTTCTTGCTTTCTCCAAAATCAAGAAACTCACCACTTATTTTCGGTTCTAGGTCTGCGCTTGATTGGCAGTTGAACGGCGTCGGGAGTATCGGCAGAACCTCTCCGTGCCTTGTGTGTAGTGTCGGGAGGTAAACCACCCAATGAAAAGTCACGATTTTTTCTAACGGTTCTGTCTTCTGCCGCTCTTTGTGAACGGACTCTTGCCAATTCTTTCACCAATTCCTTTTCTCTTTTTGCTGTATCAGTCATCAACCAATCCTCCTTTCACTTCTTCTGTCCACATTTTGATTACCGGCTTCTTCGGGCAATCCTGTAAGTCGCTTGTCCGGCCCTACGCTATTCCTCGCTTTATTCCTTGTGGCTGGCGGGTTTTCTTGTGGAGTAGAACCACCACCTTCTAACATGGCCATCTGCGCCTCTGCTAATTCTCTTTGGTCTACATTAGAGCCAGCCATAGGATTCGTTTCTACTGCCGAATCTCCTCCTTCTTGTGGAACCTCTTTAGGTTCGGGCTTCTTGAAGGTAAAGTTTCCATCTTCGTCCATGTCTACATCAAAGCCTAGATTCTTTGTAGAGGCGGCAATATTTACTTCTAACTCTCTCTTGCGAAGAACGGCTACTTCATCCTCTTCCTCACTTGGAGGCAATTTAAGAACCCAATCCGTAATTCCAAACTGCTTTACAAGGAACGGGAAAACATACTCGTTGTAGACATTCTGCGCCATTTGAACGGCTCTATTCGTTACAAGAATCTGCATACCTTCGTTATTCAAACCGCCACTTGTAGTGTTGTCGGCCATGAACACTTTGCTAACACCATAGAAGGCAGAGATGCGGTCACGCAAATCATCCTTAACAGCGACATATTCCATTTCTTTGAGGCTGTCCATGAATTTAATCCACTCAACGGAGCCTTTACCGTTCTCGGCTTCAATACCCATAACAGGAATGTAGTGGGGGTCTTGCTCCATCTTTTCCTTGACACCTCTCCAAAATGCCGCCATTGAGTCCATGTTTCTCGTTTGAACAGCGAGAAGACCTCTTGGCATACGGCTCTTGGTATAAGAAGAATTGACATAGTTTTCCATAGCAATAAGCGTCATAATGTTGTTGAATAAAGTGAGAATTGGTGATTGTCCGTAAAGTCTACTTGGACTGTATTTGCTAAAGTGAAGCACTTCGCCTTCAATGAAATATTGCTCCTCACCATTTGCACGATTGACATAGTGAACAGGATACATTGGGCCTCGGCACTCTTGACAACTCTCGTGAGGTTCTGTAGACATTTGGCTACGGTGGTTAATGCAAGTGAAACCTTTGGTTCCACGAACACCCACTTCATCAGCATAAATGCTCATCGTAACGGGGTCGCCTCTGTATAACTCCTTAATTCGGTGCATACGGATTTTACCGTTCCCGTCCAAGTAGTATTCCTTGACAAGAACAATGTAAGCATCATCCATGATGTTAAGGTCATCTTCCAACTCTTTGAAAACATCAATGAATTTTTGTTCGGACTTGTTCACATAGGTATCAATAAAGCGTTCAGCAAACTCAAGTTGTTTTGGGTCGGGTCTTTCCAACTCCAAAGAACCACATCTAGCACATTCTTGAACAGGCCTTTTGTGAGTCTTTTGGCAAGATTTACATTTTGATTCAAAGGCCTTCTCCCAAACATACCCTCGTCGGAAGACCTCCTGCTTGAGTTGAGTAATACAAGTCCGGACGATGACAGACTGCTGAACAATACTGTAGACGAGAGGGGCAGTCATCATGTATGACTGCTCACGCTCTTGAATCCCAACATTGTAGACTTTTCTATCGTAGGGTTTTGGAGTTGTTCTCCGGAAGAGATTTGTGAAGCCGAACCGTCTTTTTTCAGCCATGAAGAAGTCCCCTAATCAAAATGTAGAGTTTCGCCTTTTTAATTGCTTTGGGCTACCACAGTTTCTCACAGGCTAAACAGCGAGGAGTTGTGATTCGTCCTTTGCATTGGTGGCACTTGTGTCTCGCTTTGAAACTATCTCTTCTCTTTTTATTTTTGTGAGTCCCGCCGCCACGGTTCTTTCCTTTTTTCTTGTAATTGCCGTAGCCCGTTGCACCGGCATGGATTTTCTTCCCTTCATGGGTAAGCATCATAATTTTCTTACCCTTTCTATCGGAGCGATATACACGACCAACTCGCATATCTTTTTTATCCTTCTTGAGAATTTCCTGCCAAGACATATCTTCACCTTACGGGATTGTGCGTGTAAAGGTCGCCATTCCTGTGCTTGAACAGGGTCTTTCTTTTGAGCATGGAGTTTATCACTTTGTTGAGTTGTGTATCATCAGTAATACCCTTCAAATTTTTCATACCCAAAGCACCACCTTCCTTCTTAACTTCTGCAAGAATTTCCTTTTCTACTGTTTTGTCATCCTTAGCGGCCTTCTTTGTCCGTTCTCTTAGCATTGAGAAATCTTCTCCTGTGATTTTCCCATCATTGTTCGCATCAATTCTTTTTTGATTACCAACGAGTTTCTTCTCAAACTGTTGCTTTTCGCAGGAAGCACATCCGCAACTACCCTTTTCAGTATCAATCTTCTCTCTATGACCACCACAACTAGCCTTCAAAATATCTTTCCAACTCATTCTTCCTCATCCTCCGATTCTTCACGCTTCATTTGATTCTTCTTGGACTTCTCGTCTTTGGTAATTGGCCCACCCTTCGCCCATGTATAACAAGTTCTATCTTCGTGACACTTGAAATCGTGCATCCAACAATACCCAAGACCTCCCTTAACATCCTCAATAGGCATACAGTCTTTCATTCTTGGGCTGATGTCAAAGGCAATACAATTAGAACACTTTGATTTCTTAGCGGCCTCTACTGATGTATCCCAATGCTCGGCCACCTTTTCCCAATATTCTTTGGCGGCGGCATCGTTGAGAGGCCCATACTTGATGTCCTCGTCTTTGATAGCCTCATCACGATTTTTCGTATTGAATTTAATATCCTTCGTTGCTCTAGGGCAAGTTAATTCTTTTAGTATAATCATCCAATCTTGCATCATTTTCCTTTCCTCCTTTTGTAAGTTTTACAAGC